CTATGATTCAACTTTTGATCATAGCGCTGGGGTTAAGAGGATCCAGGAGTTACCAGGTCAATATAGGCTTTCGCTAGACTTAAAGTCTGCGACGGACCGGATACCTATCTCAATCTATAAGTTCGTCTTCGGTGAATTAATTCATCCGAAGTTTGCCGATCAATGGGCATCACTTCTAGTGGATAGGGAGTATCATTATATACCTCCGGACCGAAACCCTAAACGACGACATAAAAAGAAAAATAAAAAAGAATTAACCTTAAACCCCTCGACGTCAGATGACAGCCATATCGTAGTTAAATATGGTACCGGCCAACCTATGGGAGCTCTATCGAGTTGGGCCGCTTTGGCTTTAGTCCATCACTGCCTTGTCCAGGCAGCGGCTCACAGGTGTAAAATCGGCCTATTCAAGGAGTATTGTGTACTAGGAGACGATATCGTTATCGCTAACGAACTCGTCGGTAAATCCTATGTAACATTACTAGAGGAGTTGGGTATACCCTTCTCCCCGGCAAAATCCTTTGAATCCTATACTGGATTCTTTGAATTTGCTTCCCAAATAGCTAATTCTACCTCTAACTTCTCACCGGTTTCCTTATCAGAGGTGATCAGCGCCAAATCAGTCCCACAAAGGATTGAATTGTCGCTACGAACACTTTCTAGATGGTTTCCGGATAAAAGAGACGCGCTCACCCCTCTTAAACTTTGTCTCTCCGAGACGCAGTATAAGAATTTGAGCTTGAGAGAGTTCCCTGACCGGATGATCTACGATCCACATTCACGGGTATTACTAACACATCTCTTGGCACCCGATTCTGCTTTTAATCAACTATGTCTTTCAGACTATGAAGAAGAGAAGCACGATTGGCTGCGAGAGATGTCTATTTATCGTTGGAGCAGAGTTATCAACTCCGGACCAGCGATGTTAGACTGGTTAGTTCAACCCATAAGTGAGTATGGACCGGAGAAAAAGTTATCGCCGGGTATGGTAGATACCCTGTCTCAGGGAATCAAGTCTTTAGCTCGGTTAACGGACCGGTGCGTGCACCGGGTACGTGACCTTACAAAAAGGCTTGCTGAGACCCGTACGAGGACGGAATGGAAAATACACCCGCGTTGGGCGAGTGATAGATTTCATTGGTTTATTAAATTCTGGAGACTTTATAAAGACTCCCAAAGAGGTTTCACCTCTCCTTGGCGTCCATTTGTGGACTGCCTAAAATTAATGTCCTG